GGCCCCTCTTTCGAGGGGAACGGCATTAACCCAGCCTACCATCGTTTCACGTGTTTAACCGCACGTGGGCGGTGCTGTCCTCTGGTATGGTTTTCCATTGCCTTCGGATCACAATGGACGAATCCTGTTTGCTGATGTCTATGTCTAAAAGCTTTACTACTAGCCGGTAACGGTCCAGACCCATATTATTGGGTCCAGATTACGTTAAAAGCTAGCTCCGGAACTGGTCACAAGTGGTCGCCCGATGGGCAGCCACTCAAGGACCCGGCCCCTGGATGTAAATACTTTATTCGCACACTAGCCCGAGAAAGGGTGCATACCGGAAGGTATGTATCGTTCTGTTCCAAATCACACCTACAGGTGTGTGTCAAATGACTAACCCAGGGATAATGTACCTGGTATTAATTAAATGGCGCACCGGCTGGGGTGATGAGGCGATCAGATAGGCCTAGCTGCGGTAGAGTTTTTACGTCTACGTCGCAGGAAAGGACTAGCCGATCCAAAGCGAAACCCCTTTCGAGGATCAACGTAGTTAAGACATCAGTCAGATGAGGTATCGTAGGAGGAGTCGTTAGGCTTACAGACGTAGAGTCTGTTCCCTGGTGACGCAAACCGCGATAGTCTACTCGAGACATTCACGGCCTGGCCACCCGACTCGGAATCTTACGAATCGGGAAAGGCAGGTAGCGAGCTTTCTAAACAAACTGAAACACTTTCAATTATGCTTATACTTACTCGTTCCTTTTCATCATCTTTTGTCCTTCAACAGGATAAGTTCCTTATCAGTGGAACCGAGATGACGCGGGAGCAAATCTTAGCGATTCGCCCTGCTCTGAGAGCAGTTGCGCACTGGCTAGTTCTAGTAGACCGTGATCTATGGGAAACTCGACCATACGTGGTCGTGGATCCTTTTAGTCCCACAAGTCTACTATACTTGAACCAGGCAGACTACCTATCACTAGGTAGAACCTGCGTTTCTAACGATTTGACACTGATGGTCATAGCCACTCCGTCCGTTCGTTTTCCAGATCCTGTTGGACTTGTCGTTTCAGACAAGACTTCTTCTCAAAATTCCCCCCTTCCGGTGGGATTTGAGTCGAAGTGGTCAAAATCGTCCCGAGCTAGTTGGAAAACCTTCTTAGACTTTCGATCGAAAGTCCGAAAAGGTGTTGCAGCTGTCTCAGGCTCGACTATGGTCTCCGAGGATCCTAAAACGATCGTACGGACCGTGATGTTGTGGGGGCGCGAGCTCTTACATTACACGGAAGTGAAGAATTCGGGAGGTTTTCACGAATTGCTCCACCACGTGGCCCGACATCTCTCGAACCTCATCTTGCATAATGGACAGATGGGCGCAATAAAGCATTTGAAAACTGCTCTATTCGTCCTCTATTCATTTATGTCTGGCAATCCTATCAAGTGTAGCGTTGCCATAGGTTGGGGAATTCGACTCACGAATGGTCTTCCTTCGTATTGGCCAAGGGCCTTGAGAGACATGATCAGATCTGGTAACCTCCCCGTAATACGGGTTGTTGCTTCGATTCTGAACTTGTATCGAGCTATGGATGCTAAGCACCCGCAGCTCTCTACAGCGTCAATCACTGCTCCTCATCCAATATTGGAGGGAAACCAAACATGGGTCGAATACCAGCAATTTGTTTCAGAAGTTTTTCCGAAACTCCTTGCTACTCATTTCGAAGCGGGCAAGCTGCCTACCTTTGAGTATGAGTCGGCCTGTGGCACACTGATTCGATCGGCTGGCGCCAATTTTAGCTGTCCGTCTTCGGCTTCTGCACTATTAGATGCAAAGGCCTGGATGGAAGCACCTGAGAACCACGTTCTCAAGTGGTTTGCTATGCATAAGGATCATCTCATGGTTCAGATAATGGAAGCTCTTTCTATTGAGCATTCAGAGACGCCGTCTTTGAGTGCCCATAGGGAGGGTTTCCATGATGCTGATAGTACTGACAAGCCTTTCGGCCCGTTAGTACCAGAGTCTGGTGGCTTAACAGCCAACGGACTCCTCATGGCAATGAGACTTACGCCAGCAACTGCTTTAAGAGGCGGTCAACCGATCCTCAGTCGACTACACACAATAGATGAGCCAGCCGGAAAAGTGCGAGTCGTGGCTATCTGTGATTATTGGACCCAAGTAGCCTTAAAGCCGGTGCATGAATTCCTCTTCACCCTTCTCAGAGGTATCGCGTCTAACGACGCGACCTTTGATCAGGACGGAGTGGTTCAAGCATACTTCGAAAGGGACTTAAGTCCCCATTGGAGTTTCGACCTTAAGACTGCAACCGATTCAATCCCTCTTGCACTGTATAAAGCAGTGTTATATCCAATCCTTCGAGCCGAAGGAGAGGAGCCTAGTCTAACTAGGGAGAGAGTGGATCGGTGGGCGTCAATTCTCACAGACCGCGACTTTTACCTTCCGGTAGAAGAGGGTCAAGAGGTCCCACAGAAAGTCCGATACGGTACCGGACAGCCGATGGGAGCTCTGTCTTCCTGGGCGTCAATGGCCTTGGTGCACCATTCACTAGTGCAGTTTGCTCATCATAAAGCAACCTCACGGGTGGAGTGGTACAAGGATTACCTAGTTTTGGGAGATGATGTCGACATAGCGACTTTGGAAACGGTTTCGACCGCGTACAAAGAGCTATGTGCAGATTTCTCGATTACCATTGGTCTTGCGAAGTCGTTACAGTCCAAGCTGAACTGTTTCGAATTTGCAAACCGAAGGTATATCCCTGCTGGTGACGTCTCTCCGTTGTCTTTCCGTGAAGAGCTAGCATGCTCGACATGGACACAGCGGTTAGAATTCGCCAAAAGGATACTCCGAAGACTAGGGAAACCATTGACAGAGGTTCCAGCCCTACTGCGTAGGGCTGTCACTTCAGCACAGTGGACAGTTCTCACTCCGGAGATGTCTGGTCGCCGGCCATTGTCGGTTACAAGACTAGTACATTATTGTCTGCTCAACCCTCTACAGACTAAGTCTGTAAGAGAGGAGTTGAACATATCTTCCGTTCTCGACTGGATAACTTACGTTCTTCCAGAAGAGGATATTCTTAAAGTTAAGAATATCAAGGTTGATAATGTACTAGCACGAAACCTAAGCCGACGGCTTGTAGAACATCTTCGTGAGAAGATTTTCGAAGAGTTTCAGCGCAGGGTTGCAGGGGAGAAGCTGTTTGAGTGGATGCACCTACAGGCGACTAGTGACGAGGTTATTAATACCTTGAAACTACCGCTTGCAGCAATGCAAACATTTGGACAGAACACCCCTTTGGCAAACATGTTATCCGGCCGGATCGGCCAGTTACCACGAGTACCCGCCTGCGCTCGTTCAACCATAGATGCTGGTCTCGAAATCATTGATGAGCAAATTCTTGCTCACCGTGAGGCCGAGATGGCATTATCGTTTGCACCGCCCCTTAGCCCAGTATTTTGGCAATATATACGTTTCTCGGTCTGGCAGACCAATAAACATATACTTGCTGATTTATTTAAGCTTTGGGACCGTGCAGACGATATGGTTAAACGACTGCCGCCGCTGAGCGACCGGATGTACGAAAGAGATTTCGTTGCTGGCCCCGACTTCAATGTTGTTCCGCTCGGCGAGTGGTTACAACTTTGGGTCGATGTCTTGTCACTGCCTAAGGCTGTGACAATGGATCTCTCAAGATCTTTCAACTGGAACCTAGACTATAATAGTGCTAGGGAACGGTTGGATCAGAAAATGAGAGCGCCTGGCATGAAACCTCCGGTAGACCCGGAAACCATTTACGGTCCCTTACTCGAATTGGCCACTACTGTGGCGGAATTCGCAGGTGTCTCAATTCCAAACCTCCCCTTCTTCGGAGACTCCAAGAAGGGGAAACAGTGGATTAAGTCCTTATCTCGAGCGATGGCAAAGCATCGGCTATGGAGCACGAACGTTGCTCTTGTACGGCTCTCAGAGTCATATTCTGAGAAGCTGTATAAGAAGCCGCGTTACGGCTCTCTAGCTTTTGTTTTACAAAGCGAGATGTAAGGGGCCAGGTTTGGTAACCTGGTGGCAGTGTCCCTCTTCTGGTGCTAAGAACTGGAGGGGGAGCCCTTTCGCTAATCCAAGTTAGTAACTTAATTACTCGTCTAGTCAGAAACGTACGTAAACGTAGGTCTGTAACCAGGGAGTTGTTTGTACTTTACCCG